ATTTTTTAGTAATTAATATATTGTATAGAGCTAGTTCTTTTCCTAACTCCGTGTTTTCGTTAAACTTTTGTTTAACAATATTCACCGCTTTACTATTATTGTCTTTGTTCAATACATCAGATGTAATCTGCCTTAACAAACATTCAAACAATAGACCAGTATTACGGATTTTGTTGTGCTTAACTTTACGCATGTTCGAGTCCCCATTTTAATTGGTCACTATTTATGTAATTATTCATATATAAATATAATGTTTTTACTAAATAACCCAATTTATTCTTCTTCATCTATAATTATTTCTTCATTTAACATTGATTTATCTAAATCTTTTCCAAACTTGTCTTTAAGTGAATTTAATAAACCTTCTCGTGCAACTATTGTCCCACCTTTACCGACAGCCAATGGTGATTTACCTTTGAACTCTCGTTTACCATATCGTTCTCTTTCGTACTTTGTTGCATCTTTTAAGTCTTTTGCTGAGTATTCATTACCAAATTCTTTCTTACCAGTCCCACTTCTTCTGTCACCACCATGTTCACCACTTTGTTCTTCCATATCATCAGTTGGTTCTGTACCTTCATCGGCTGGGTCTGTTCCCTCAGTTTCAATTTGTTCCATTCTAAACGCTTGTTTTCTATCTTCAATAACACCATCAAAAACATCAACTTTCTCTTGGTCGTTTAATTCAAAGATATTATCATATATCCATTGTCTTGAAAATAATTTGTTTTCAATCAAGTCATTAGCAATATCTTTTTTCTGTGTTAATAATTCTAACTTTTCTTGTTGATGTA